GTCAGGTACAACGCGCTCGTAAAAGAGCACGCTTCCTTAGAGAAGATCTTCGAGGACTTGCAATCGCCGATTTTCTGGCGATTAATAAAAGAGTGAAGGAGATTGAAGAAATCTCCCCACCCTCTCAAGTTCTCGATCGAAGGATTATAGATAACGCTCGCTATTTCATTACTACTGTTTTAGAGCGTTACACTACTTCCTTTGATGAGTTGGCCATCCAGCAGCCACTCGAGATGTCATTCCTGTATTCGAATTGGCGTTTTGGTCCCGGTGCCAGCAATGGCGTTAAGGGAACACATACCGTCGATAAGATTTTTCAGGAAATGACTTGTACCGCTCTGTGTGAACCCTTGGTGCTTAAACTGCGTAGGTTAAACCCTTACTTCGTGGCCAAAGATGGTCACAATGGAGTTTCGGGTACCAGGCAGGTTGAGGGTTCGCGACTAACAACAGTGCCCAAAAACGAGGACACTGAGCGCACAATTGCAATAGAACCCTCCGGGAATATGTGTCTGCAGCTTGCTGCAGGCATGTATCTCGAAGGGGCTCTACGGCATATCGGCTTAGACATTCGCAACCAACAGCAAAAGAACATTGCTATGGCCAAACGCGGTTCCATTTCCGGAGATGTTGCTACTCTGGATCTGAAATCCGCTAGCGATATGATAAGTATCGATCTTGTGCGTGCCCTTATGCCGAGTGTGTGGTTTGACCTGTTAATGAAGCTCAGGTCGCCCACGATTACAGTTCCTAGCGATGGTAAAGCTGGGAATGTCGGCATACAAGTTGAGCTTAACATGATCAGCACCATGGGGAACGGTTTCACCTTTCCCTTAATGACGCTCGTTATTGTTTCGCTCATCTACGGTTACCGATGTACGCGTGGTGGTCCTAATCTATACATAGACTGGACCAACACTTGCGTGTTCGGGGATGATATTATCATCCCTTCGCACGAGTACAAAGGTTTCGTAGAGGTCTTGACAAAGGCAGGATTAGTCGTTAATCACGATAAGTCCTTCAGTGAAGGTAGCTTTCGCGAGTCTTGCGGTGGTGACTTCCTAAACGGTGTAGATATTACTCCTTTCTATGTGAAGACACTCGTCAGCGAGGCCGACGTCTATGTAGTAATCAACCAAGTGATGGATTGGTCTGTGCGGCATAAAACCCGCGTACATCAAACCCTCTCACTTTTAAGGTCGTTTATAGACGGCAAGCCCCACCTCGTACCCGAGTGGTTGAACCCAGATCAAGGGATCTTGACTACCGGGTGTCCGAAGAGATATACCTACCTAAGCAAAGTTCAGGAGATGGTTCGGCTCCCGCAAGGGGCTACACACTTCTCCTTTCCTCTTGCCGTTGGTGGGTACATCACTCCGGTTGGCGACGGACTGTTCTATTTACCTCGGAGCAATAAGCCGCTTAAGGTAAAAGTCCGCCGGTCTAGGTTACCTAACGGTTTCCTAGATGGTTGGGACCCTGATTACAGGTCTCAGCCCGCTGCTGCAGAAATAGCTAATTTATCGGCTATACACTTCAGCAGTTAGCTTTAAGGGGGTTAATACTTGAATGGCCTAATCAACCATTCTGGAGCTCAGCATTAA